GGAATGTAGGCGTTGATTTCACTTCGTCTCTGATACTGAGCTTCAACATCCACCCACAGTCCCGCCTCAATCCGCTTGCCGTCCAATGCCTGTTTCACCAGGTTCGCTTGTTCCTGCAAGCGCGTGTTCAACGGGAAGTGGTAGCCGCCAATGCGAACCCCGCGCTCAGTAAATGCCAAATAATGGCGCTCAAAATAGATGTCCTTCAACCAGCCAAACCCAACCCGCAAAATGACAAAATCAACCTGCTCGGCGATTTCGTCGTAATCGATCTTAGCCGGATCCTGGTATTTGCTGATATCGATGCCAAATTGGAGTGTCATTTATACTCTTTCTATGAAGCAATGCGAACCATTTTCATGTTATTTGACAATGAGTCTGCGTAATATAGGTTGAGTGACCCACCAGAATACTGTCTCCCAATAAGTTCGACATAATCACCTACTGCCAGTTCAAACATAGCAAACACTGGCACGCTTGTACTGCCCGATGCCATAGTTAGGTATCTTGTCTGTCCGACATAGTTCGTTCCGTTTACTCTCAAAAGCGCATCCCGATTGCCAGTTGCGTTTGCTTCAAAAGTTACCTGTCCAGTAATCAGATAAGTTCCTGCTTTCACGCATGTAAGTCTTTCTGGGTTGGTGCTGTTGTCGTGTTGGGAGTGAGAATCAAACTCCTCTGCATTCAAAGGAATTGCATAAAGAGTTCCACTGGTTGTAAGAGTAAAGGCGGTGTTGTCTCTGTAAGCTGATACCTTATAAGCAATATCTCTTACAAAATCCGTGCTATCCAGTCCATCCAACTTGTCACTATCAGCCGCTTTCCCAGTTGTAAGCAAGTATTGCGGATGGTCATTATCGCTCAATCCAGCCAGTCCACCATGATCCACCACCGAGCCAGTAGTCTTTTTCAGTTCCGTTTCTACCGCCACCACTTCGGCTTGTAAATCATTAATATGCGCGGATGCAATTTGTTCACCCGCCGCTTTTGTACTAAATACTTTTACTCCACCTGGAAATGTTGCTGCCATAATTTATTCCTTTCGTTGTCTAAAACATCATGATATAAGACGAGCCCGGTCTGATTGTTACTTCAAGATAGGGCGGATATGTTGAGTCGTTAAAGTTGCAGCCTTCAAAGCTTTCCCCGGTTTGTCTTCCGCCGGTTGGGAATATCGCCATAGCATTGTTGTTCGACCACATCAATTTAAATATATTTGGATCAATATTCATCGTTGAATATCCTATTGAAGCCCACAATCGCGTTCCAAGTGAGGTCACATAATGGTCAGTTCCAGAGCCGTCAGCACCCGCCACGCTCCATGCGTTTGTCCCATCGTATTTAAACCACGTAACCTGAGTTGTAGCGGGTTTTAGGATTTCATATCCGATTGAATTTTGGGTGGTTACATTTACCAGTGAATCCATATAAAGCTTTAAACCGACCGCCGCAATCTTAGACGGGGCTACGTTTGCCAGGTTGCTTAAATCAAACTTCATAATCATTCGGAGTTCTTCGCCATAAAGCGTATTTCCATAACCAAGTCTTAAATAATCGCCGACATTCTCATATGGCTTTATCATCGTTCTTCCCCAAGAAAACGGACATGTAATAGTTTCGGTCATAGTTTACGCCCTTCCTGCTACAAGGATTATTGACAGCCCTTTAGCGCCAGTGCCTGCCGATGTAATTTGGAACGAACAGCCCTGGAATTGTGTGACCGTCCTATAGGATGTGTTGATAGAGCCTGCTGGGGAGTATAACGAACCCTGAGAAACTGTCAATGTGGTAACCGTGTTTCCAGCGTTCTTTACCGCAACCACAACGCTTCCGCTTGAAGAGGCAACTGACAATGTTGCGTACGCTTCTTTAATCACAAGCCCATTTAAACTCGGCGGCCATAGAAATTCGTTCGTCCATGTGCGCAAAGCAGACACCTCATCATTTGCGAGTAAGCGTACCAATAACGTTTTATCAATTGAGACGAGTTTGGCATCCGTAATCGTGGCATTGGCTATTTTATCATTTATCACAGCGGCAGCCGCGAGTTTTCCTGAAGTAACCGCCCCATCCTTTATCTTTGCCGTTTCTACCACGTCTACGTCAAGTTGAGTTGCCGCGCTTATTCTGACTTGATTCATCGTGATAAGCTTTGTCATTGTGGCAGCCGGCGCGCTTACGTCAAGGAATAACAACTTATCGTTGGTAGCAACCGGTTCTTCCATCGCTGGAAGGGTGTCAATTTTCTTTGTTACAGGTTCTTCCATCGCTGGAAGGGTGTCAATTTTCTTTGTTACAGGTTCTGCCATTATTACATAGTCCTTTCAACGCCGACAAGTTCAGCGTCTATCAAATATCCGCCTGACAAATTGCTTACCAACCGCTCAACCACCCCGACAATATCCTTGCCATAAAGCGAATCAATTACAGCGAGGTTGCCGGGCTTTACGTCAGAGCGAGGGAACAATTTGCTGTTCTGCTGATAGCGCAATTTGGCATATTCAGCGATTCTGGCAAGCGCAAGATTCACCGTTTCTTCATTGCCGGTTCGGATGAACGGCAGCAGCGTAGCATTGTCTATTTTCCAAACGTTAGGCGGCGCGTAAACGCTCCAGTCGCGGCGATAAGTAGATAGATCGTAAATAGCATTTGACGCGTCATACGCAAAGCCCTCGTTATAGTTCTTTACGCCGTCCGGGTTTATCCATTCTACTAACTGCGTTCCGTCTAACCAGGGCTTGCCTACCACCTTTACTTCTGGCATTGGGTCGGCGGCTGGTACGTGTAAGTAGACGTAGTTGACCCCAAATTCAAATTCGCCATAAATGGTATAACCGAGAATATAATCGTCCGTAGACGCCGGGTCAATGAGCCATTCGCCGTTAGCCGTTCCAAGATAAGTGATAACGTCGCCGATACCGGACGCGCTTACCCAGTGATAAGGCTTTGGGTAAACGACCAAATAGTCTCCCGGATTGAGTAAGGCGGAAAATATGTTTTCTTCTACTTCGCTCTTGGTGTAATCGTGGCTTGTAATTTGAACCGCCGTGACGAGCTGCTGAATAGTTAGCTCCTGCGAGTCCGTCTTTTCATCATCGCTGATAAAAATGTCCACAATTTGATCGGAATAAAGCACGTTCGACGTATCATATTTAGCGCTTGCGGAATCATAGTAGCTTATCGTTTCAACTACTTTCGCAAGCGGGATAATGCCCTGCTTTATGCAGATTTTATCCGAGCCGGCTGTAACCGCATAGGCGCCGCATGAAAATAAGACCAGTTGCAACGATTCACGGAGCGTCTTGTTGCCAGGCAAGTAGCCTTTTAGCTGCTTACTGGCAACGGCGGGGGCTATCTCATATCCAACGTCAACAGACTTCATAATATCGGCAACAATAGTGCTTACTGAAGTTGGCAATTCGTAAAAGTTGCCAAGATACGTTTTGTTATCGAGCGTGCCAATGGCGTCCACGCAAACCAGTTCCAGTTCACCCTGTTTTGGGTTGCGCCATTCTTGTAGATAGAACCGCCCGACCATGTGCTCAACGCCGTTCATAGACTCGCGGATGTCAACGATAAGACCGGTAGTCATGGACTGGTAGTAGATACCGTCCGAAAATGGGCTGAATTTATCCCTGATAGTTCTTCCCTGGTCGTCTACAATGGTATCATCCAGCCACACCCTTATTCTTGCGGTTGACGATGGAAGTTCAATGCCAACCGGGTGAACTTCCTGGATGGTCTCAGCTTCAATTACAGCTTTATCGCGAAACTCGACAATCTCGTTGTTGATGTGAAGCTGAATAATCGGAAAAGTGTTTGCCATGATTAAGCAACCTTTGTGGGCTGTTTGCTAACTACCGACACGGACATGGACTTCCAATAAGTGACGCCATTCTTGATTCGCAGCATCTCGTTTTGCGGGTTAGCAAAGTAGCCCGTGAACGTGTGCGTTCCGTCTTCATCCCAAAGCGTGATGGTGTGAAACTCCTCTGCTTCGGTGATTTTCTTCCATAACAGTTTATATTCCTCTGGGAATTTGTATCCGCTGGCAAACTCGATTTCGTAGTTAAAATAAATTCCAATAAGGCTTCGGTGAAGGTCTCCGTCTATCGTTCGTTCTGCATAACTATCTAACGCGTCCGCTTTAATGGTCAACTTCTTGATAGGCACGACATATTCTCTATCGTCAATAATGATTGTATCTTCACGAACGCTCATGACACCCTCACAGCTTGCGCTAACATGGTATTGCCAACCCGACTATTCTCACGTTCAATGTGCGGCTTCAATTGTCTAACCAGTTCTCCCATTGTCCCGCCGAATGTGATCGTGATATTTTGATTGCTCATCCCGCCTACTTCTTCCCTGACAATTTGACGAATGAGCGCCTCTGGGGCTTCAATGTTAGTTCCTGACCGTTGATCTCCAACAACTGCCATAAAAGGCGCGTTAGGCGGAATGACCGCACCGGTTGCAAGAAGTGGTATTTGCGGCGCGCTAACGTTTGGAAGGCTTACACCGAAACTATTCCCGCCGAAAAGTGGCACCCAATCGGGAATTGTGAACGAGATTCCATTTAGAGCATTAATGACACTATTAATGCCACTGGTTAGCCCTGTGAGCAACCCGTTCAAAAAGTTAATAACGTCGTTGAAAACGCCCTTGACGAACTCGCCTAAGTTTGTAAATGGACTTTCGACAAACCCCTTTATTTCCTGAAACGCGGTATCGAACGCGGTTTTCACTGGATCGATTACATTGTCTGTGAACCATTGCGAAACGGTATTCCAAACGAGCTTAGCATCATCCCAAGCTCCCGTAACAAATCCAGAAATGCTGCCCCACGCATCAGAGAAGAATCCTTTTACCGGTTCGGTTACGTTATCGTAGAACCAGGTTGAGACGGTAGTCCAAACGAGTTGAACATCATCCCATGTTCCAGTGAAGAATCCCTTAATATCAGTCCATGCATCCGAGAAAAATGTTTTTACTGGTTCAGTTACGTTATCGTAGAACCAGGTGGAGACGGTATTCCAAGTCTTTTTGATGTCATCCCAAGCTCCTGTAAAGAAACCGGATATGTTAGTCCATGCGTCCGAAAAGAACGTTTTGATAGGCTCTGTTACGTTGTCGTTGAACCATTTAGCGGCTATATTCCACGCCTCTTCAATTTTTCCCCAAGCCTCCAGCGCCTTTTCTTTGACCAAATCCCAGTTAGTAGCTAACCAACCAATTGCCGCAAGCAAAGCAAGCACCGCAGCGATAATTAATACCGTAGGTGCATAAACGGCAAGGGCGGCAATTGCTATTCCCGCAAAAATTGTTGCCAGTAACATAAACGCATCCGGATTTTCTTCTATCCAAGTCGCAAACCCCTCAACCGCCTTTGCAAGTAAGTCGATAACGAACACAACGCCATTGCGCACATTTTCAATGAATGGCATGAAGTTAATCCCATTAGGAAAAAACAGCTTGAACGCCCCCGTTACGGCTTCACCAACCCTTCCAAGAGCAGCACCAAGCCTTGAAAACGCCGCCATTAATGGTTCAAAAATGCTTTTAATCCCATTAACAAACTCTTGTATTTTCTTGCTTTCTTCACCAAGCTTGTCGGCTAAACTTTCCCCTCCAGGCTGTTCAACTGGCGGCAATAAGCCTCCTCCACTACCAGCACCCGCTCCACCGCCGGCCGTATCCTGACTTAGCACATTCAGCTTATCGAAACTTGCGAGCGCGCCCTTAGCCGCCTTACCAGCCGCTTCAGTGTTTGCCGCCGTATCTTCCATTGCCGCAGCGGTGGCTTCAGCATTATCCGCCATTGCCGCTTCAGCGTCTGCCATGCCAACAGCCGTGCCAAATAACAGGTTCATGACTTGCCCGACAATGTTAAATAGTTTCGTGAACCACAAAACAACCTGACTAACAGCCGGTATAATAGCGTTTAGAACGGGAACAATAGCATTGCCAACTGCCACTTTTAGGTTCAGGAACGAGGCGGAAAGAGCCGCCGTTCGTCCGGCATAACTGTTTGTGTATTCAGCAGCCGCCCCAGCAAACACGCCGCCTTCTCGCATGAAGCCATTAAATTCAGCTTGCCGCTTTTGTGCCAGTGTGAGGTTGTTCGCGGTCGTGCCAATTTCTTTCGCGTATTCCTGCCACATTTTGGCAACGTTTTTCTGGATACCTACGCTGTCTGTGAGCAGAGAGTTTTCCATGCGCAAGCCCATCGTAGCCTTCTCAATGGCTTGACCCATCGTGAATTGACCTTGCCGGTTGTAGACCGCCGCGTCCTTCATGACGTTCATCATCTGCTCAATTTGTGACGTATCATAACCGCGCGAGACCATGTTCTTATAGGCTTCATAAGCACTGGTCATCGGGACTAACCCATCGGCGGTATATTGCTGAATGAAGGTGGTAGCCTCTTGCATGGAGCGGTTATTCGCGTTCATCAAGAACTGCAAACCCTTAAATTTAGACTCCATCTGAGTCGCGGCTTGCACGCTTGCCTTGCCAAAGTTTGTAATTGCGGCAACGGATAATGCGGCGGCGGCAATTGCCCCAAGTTTACCGAACATACTTGAAATCGAGCCGATCCCCTTTTGAAATCCGCTTGTGTTTAGTTTCGTGTCAAAAGTTAGATATCCATCAGCCATTATTGCGTGCCCTTTCCGCCGCCTCGAATGCCAACATGTTCTTATGTTCCTGCCAGGTTATGTCAGCATCTTCAGCACCGGCAATGTAGAACGAATCGCCCATCTCTGCTATTGCCGCAAGTTCTTTTTCGTTGCAATCCCCATCGTAATAGCGTTTGCGCATAGAGCACAATTCGCTAAACGTGGTATCCCGCAAGTCACTAAACAGCGCCCTGAATCTCCACCAGTGCATGTTGGCAGTGGCAAGGTCAATACCGTGTCGGGTTGAAAATGCCGCATAGATCAACTCCGCGTCTTGCTCATAGCTGTAAGTGCGAATCGGATCCGCGCGTCCGACGGCTTCTTCAAGCGGCTTACCGCCATGTAAGAACCATAAAGCTTGCTCAACCGCCTTCACAAAATCATCTGGTATTTCTATAAATAGTTTTTGTACCACATACACGGTTTGCTCAAGCGGAGTCAAATCGCCCTTTTCGAGCTCTACCATAATATCCAGGCAATCCCTGTGCCCCCAATTAATGGGATAATCCTCGCCATCAACGGTAAGGGAGGTAGGGAATGCTGAAGTCAGGATACTTGCCATTTATTGCGCTTTTTTCGTGCTACGCGGCTTTTTGAGCGGCTGTCCGAGCTTCTTTTCGATTGTTTCCTGACTAACACCGTTAATCTTACCCATCACCCAGCTTAGAAATTCAGCCATGAGATCAGGATCGAAGGCGCGTTCACCAAATAGCTTAGCAGACGCGCCCTTGCCAAAAATGTCATCCAGTTCACCGATAAAGTAATCTGCAACTTCCTGGTTATAGTCGAGCACGGCTTTCAGGTTAGAAGGCAGCTCCCCTTCAGCCGCCTCATTCATTTTGTCGAGCTCTTCAGCCTTTTCTGCCATTTCTTTTTGCTTAGTTTGCAGGTCGAGCATAAACTCGGTGATCCGCTTGCGTAACAGCATGTCATTCGGGTTAAACTCAATAACCTTGTTCTCATCGCCGTCAATTGCAACCTTAACCGAGTTAGTTCGTGTAAAAGTTTCCATGCGTCTCCTTACGGTTAACCCTAATCTGGTTCAAACACGCCAGTGTCAGGATTGTATTGACCAAACACGGGATCGCCCTGATGTACCAGTGAGACCGAGATTTTGAGCGGCTTTACCGCCTCGTCACCCATGCTGTTATAAACAACGCTTACTTTGTCCTTTACGGCTTCATAGGTTGTAACAATATCAGGATCTACTCCGGTAGTCGTTGCCTCGGTCATGTCAACGGAGAGCAAGTAGGTTTCAGCTTCCGAGCCGATTTTCCGATCCCACATTATGCCGAAAAGGTAAACGTTGGCATCATCAGCAGAATCGTACAACAAGTCGAAAGTAGTCTCGGTTGCAAGTTTGGTAGCATACTTGGTCTTAACATCATCGCCGATATAGGCTTCTTCTTCGATCTCAGGATTGTAGCTTGAAGTCAGCGAAGTAATGCCTTTATTGAGCTGTTTCCAGGTTACTGGAGTAGCAGCCGTTTGAATATAGTGGCGCATTTTAGAGCGCATAATCTTTTCAGTTGCCATGTTTATTGTCCTTTCAGTGTTTACGGATTAGCCGCAAATGACTTAGCGCTTAGATCAAATTTACCCACAACCGGATTGCCCTGGTGGGCAAGCGTGACGCCGATTTTGAGCGGCTTCAAAGCTTCATCGCCCAAGCTGTTATAGATGATATTGACTGTTTCTCTAACCGCCGGATATTGATCATCGCCGGTTGGTGTAGCAGAGTAATTGACCGTCACCAGTTCCGAGTCCGCAGCCGTGCCAATAGAACGCGCCCAAACAAGACCGAAGATTTTATCGTTAGCCGCATCACCCTTGATTCGATTCATGTCGAAGGCAGTCTCAACCCCCAACCCAGTAGTATATTTTGTCGAGGCGGTGTCAGCGATGTAAGCCTCCTCTTCAATCTCCGGGTTGTAATTCATAGTCAGCGAGCTCACGCCTTCGTTAATCAAAGACCATGTCGGGGATTCAGTTGTATTCGTGTTAAGGTAGTGTTGCACCTTATGTCGCATGATTTTTGCCATGTTATTTATGTCCTTTCATAGACTAAACGGCAATTTATGCTGTAAACCGCCGTAGTTAATACTTCACTGGCTTCTAAAAGAAAGCCGTTAGATAGCGCCTCAATCCACAAGGCGGTGTTGCCAGAAGGCAACGTCGGGAGCGTGCCGTCTTCGCTTTGTTCTCGCAGCCAGTCTGAAAATTGCTCATAGAAGCCGTTAGCTTGCAAGCGGTCTGCATCTTCAACGGTTGCGGCGCGCATGTTCAGCAAGAAATGCCGTCCGTAGATACCACCGCTCACAATATATTCCTCTATCTTTTCCAGTTCTGGCAGCATGACTACCGCATACTCAGTCGGTGTATCTCCCACAAACTCCACATACACACCGCCCGCAAGTGGGGTGTAAGTTTCCAGAAATTCTTTTATCCCTTGCGCAAAACTATTCACTTCAGCCATGCTGCTGACTCCTTGCGTATGCCTTCACGGAGCGCTTGAAACTCTCGCCGCGTTCTGTCTTCCATCTCGAAAACCAGAGCCTGCCTCTTAGTCCGCCGGTACTCGACGTTCCAGGTGTGCGCCCGCCGTAGTATTGCGCCTTTGCATAAGGCGCGAGGTAGCGGATAGTGCCAGAACCGATTACAGAGCCTAATTGAGCCGATTTAATCATCATGGAAGTCCGCAAGGGGGTATAAGGCTCCATGCCCTTCAGCACGCCGTTATCGATGAATATTTGAACGTTGCCAAACCTATGCGTGTAAGCTTGCCCAAAGCCTGGATTCCAGATCAATTGTGCCTTGCCGCTGGGGGTTTGAACAATCTTGCCGCGAGGGGTGCTGATAGTCAGGTGACTTGCCGCCATTAGACGCCGCCTCTCAATTCCCAGTGACGTAAAGCGAATGAGCCATAGTCTTTATTGTCCGCTTGCCTTATTTTGATATAAGACGGATATTTAGCCATTAGAGCGCTTATCGTGAACGAAGAAGTGATTTCATCGCTTACAAGCCCTTTGACCAGAATATCGCCTTTTTTGAAGGCAAAGTTGCCGGCAATGAGCGGAACGTAGATCGAGGCTTTATCCGCAGAGGTTGAGCCCTGCTTATCGGCAATATTGATTTCTGCAGACTGCCACATCACCGGTTGCACTTCATGGCGCGTCCAGACGGTAGTCGTTCCGCTTTTAGTGGCTTCGTACCAGGTCATCGAGTGAGGTGTGTACATTAGTCCATCCCTCTGAATAGCAGCCCTGTAAATGCCAAATACTCGCGCATGGCATTGGACACCTTCGCATTGACCGTCAAAGCCGTGTCAGGTGATACCGCAAAATTAACCGAATAGTCTCCCACTTTCTCGCTTGCGATAGAGCCGCCGTTCGCTTGTGAGTCGGCGTTGTACAAAGCGTCCGCAGCCGCGCAGGTTGCCATTTTGATTTTGTCTATCAGAGCCACATCTTCAGCAGCCGTGATAATCGCTGAAGCGCGCTCGAAGGTGTGAAAGTCCACCGCCGTTGACGCGCGTTCTGCATAGCGGTAGAACGAGTCGGCAGGGACGGCCACGCCCTTATAGTCGTTTATGTAATACTCCAAATCAATGAACGCTGCCATCCCTTGCCTCTCTCTTAGAATACGATCCAGCTGATTACGTTATTTTCTACGGTGTTATAAGTTGTGCCATCACCAACAGTTAACACGCCATCCGCAATACTAAGGGCTGCGTCTGAAGTTGCCACTTTGCCAGAAGAAACAACCTGAACCACAAAGCCCGTAGCTCCAGACATGCCAGTATTAATTTCGACTTTATCTGCGCTTGCTTCAGCAGCGGTTACGGTATGAACACCCGACACGGGCATTCTGCTAATCCAGTCAATTCCAGAAATTGATCCAGCCATTATGCACCTTCAATCCAAATGATATAGCCATTGATTTTGCCAGCCGTGAGAGCCGCAGTGCCAACGGTGACGGTGACAGCCTTAGCCGCTTCCAACTTGATGGGAGCCGCAATAACAGCCGCCAACGGAAGTTGAGCCTTGATTGCCAGAGATGCTTTGCCCGTTGCAGCCAATAAGTCAGCCGCGTTTACCAGGCTAATTGCCACAGTCGCGTCGCCATCCGAAGTGACCGCCGTGATAACGTCAATTTCGCCGCCAATCACGATCGCGTTGTCGGGAATAGTGACCGCCAACGGGTGAGCCGCAACGGTCTTGTTGCTCACCGGAGTTGGTGAGGTTGCGTCATTTGCCGCCGTGTCAAACACGAACGGAGTAACATGATAGCCGGAGGTGTAGGCCAATTCCGCGTTGATAGCCGAGAAGTTATCGTCCGCGTCCTTGAGCCAGCCCGAGCCGGTAAGTGCTTTAATTGTTGCCATAGAATTTATCCTTTCTTCTTGGCTTGTCTACGCGCCTTTGGTTCAATAATCGCCTCAGGCTCAGGTTGGGGAGCAGCCGGTATTTCTACCGGCTTTTCCTCCACAACGGGTACATACCCAGCGGCGATATAACGCGGCGCTTCTATCGCGCTTACGTCAATCGTGATTCCGCAGTTAATCAGTTTCACGACTTATGCCTTCCAGTGAGCGTAAATACCGTTGAGCTTGTTCGCTTGAACAAAGGCATCGTGGTAAATGCGATATTGCACCAGCCAGCCGTCGGTGGTCTGGTTCTCATCAGGAGAAAACACCTTCAGAGATTCGTGCTTTGCAACTTGCAAAACAGCCGATGGATGGATGATCATGAAGTTGATGTCTTTGCCGGTTTCGGCGGTCTTGGAATATCCACCAGCATCCACAGTTGCACCGGCATTCAATGTCACACCGCGATAGAAGCGAGCCTGTGGGACCATAATCACGTCCATGCCGGAATATCGCATAACGCGCTTGTCAACGCTGTTTTCGTTAGCCAGGAAGCGGCTGACTTTGCCCTCAAGCAGGTTCAAGCAAGCGTCTGAGATGTACAGGATACGCCCTTCAGCCGGTACTTCGTCCTTGTCCAGTTCCAACTTTGCGGCATCCAGTGCACCGATGATGGTGTCGGCGGTCAAGGTCGCGGGAGTGGCGGCGTTGATCGAGGCGGTGCTTGCGTACTTACTGAAGCGGTAAGCGTCGAGTTCGGGGGCAACTTCTGTGCGCATAAACTCGCTTACCAGAGTTCCGAATGCCATGCCTAAGGTCTCTTCGTCGTCCATGCGGTCAATAACGAATGCCCGACCGCGCTCAGTAGCGAGAGTCAAGGTTTCCCAAGCGCCCACGATCTGACCAGCAGGATAGCCGCTAACACGGCTGTAAGTGCCTAAGCCGATAGGATCGGTTTTGAACACTTTCACTACATTCGCGCCGGCAAAGTTGACCGGCTTGGTCAAGGCGTCCAGACGCGCGGTAAGTGATTCTCGTTTGTAAATTTCATCCAGAATGGGCTGAAATTTTTGTGCTAATGCAATAGATTGTGCCATTTTAGTTTCCTTTCAAACTATTATTATGTTGGCAGTCCGGCCGCTTTCCTTGCGGCAACAATGACTGCGTCTTGGTTTTCGATGGGTTTATTGCCCCCGCCCGCGACAATCTTAGGTGTGGGGGTGTCCGATTCGAACAGGTAATCATTCTCAGGCTTGATTTTCTCGAGTTGCTCTTTGAGCCCGACTAAGCCTTCGTCTGTCAGCGTCAGATCCGCCTCATTCAATAGCGCCCTGACAGCCTTCACGTTCTTGGCTTTATGCCCCTTCAGCGCGTCCGCTAAGGCACTCTCATAACGAACCTTGTAGACTTGCGCTTCAGCGTCTTTTTGCGCTTGTTCGGCTTTAGCCTTCCATTCGTCGGCGCTTTTCTTTACGCCTTCGATGTCCAGCGCTTTGAAGCCATCAATAGTTTTAGAGGCT